ATTTTAGCCCTTGTAGGGTCACACATAGTTTTAATTACTGCTGGTATATCAGTACCATTATTATCTACTTTATCAGTATGCATGATAAGTAAACAACGTTCTGCTTGTTCTTTAGTAAGTTGATCAGTAAATACTCTCCAAGCAGTAACTACATCACCAGGGTTTTTACGACGAATATTTCTATTATTCCAAAATAATACAAAATCATATTCTTCATCTTTAAAGAATTTTTCTTTAAATACTTCAAATTCTAAATCGTTAGCTACAGGGAAAAATTTATTTTCATCTATACCATGGGGAACATATTGAGTTTGCCATTCATGTTTTGGAAAGTCTCTGAGTACATTTTTAACTAGGTTTTTAGTTTGTTTAGAAATACAAAGAAGAAGATCATCTGAACGATAAAAATCTCTATTATACATTGGGTAAGGTAAATCATCCCAAATAGTGTAAAAAATCATAGGAATTTTAGTCCTAATTTCTTTTTCCATTCTATAAAGCCAAGTCCAGTAACGTGGGTCTGTAAAATGGAGAATAGCGTCTGGTTTTTCTTGTTCTACAAGTTGACGAACTATTTGAGCATTGCCATATCCATCAAATGGAATAACTGTTACTTTTGAGTCATTTATTCCTGCTTCTTGGTTAACACTTTCACTAAGATCAAATGATTTACCTGCTTCAGGGTGTTTAATAGCTGCTCCTAAATTTACCCAATTAAAATGGTGAGCCGTATTAAGGACTATTTCTTTCGCCATAGTGCCTATACCACTATGTAATCTAATATCATCACAGAGGAGTAATATTGTTTTCCTTTCCTCAGGGGGAATATAACCTTTTTTCATTAAATAAAACCTTTTTATTGTTTATAATCCACTGCCACTAACAGTCAGATCAGTATGTGTATGTAATTGTTTTGCAAACTCCTCATTAGTTAAATAAAGATGTATAGTTCTATTAACTAATTTTTGGAGATTAAATTTTTGTCTAATTGAAGCAACTTTAAAATCTTCAAATAACTTTTCTTCTAATTTTACGGATGTTAATTTAAGTGCCATATCGTATATGTTTATCTATACATATACATAAATTATAACTCCCCCGCTCTCCTAGCATGTTTTATTGCTTCTCTTATTCGGGGATGTTTTAGTAATTTTAAATTTTTTTCTACTTCTTCCCCATAAACATTTTTTTCAACTATTTTTTCTACCTCTACAGGTACTTCTACTATTTTTTCTACCTCTACAGGTACTTCTACTATTTTAACTTTAGATTTTTTATTATCTTTAGTTTTTAGTTGGGCAAAAGCAAAATTTGCAGCAATCACAAGAGCAATAGCTAAAGGATCAAATACAAATATAATAGTTAATAATAACCAGTTTATAATCTGATCCATAGGTTTACCTGTTAAACCGGATAAATATTTAAGAGGCCCTAATTCACCGGCTACGTTATTATTAGTAGTTACCTCAACAATTTCGGTTTCATAGTCGAATAACTGTTGGTTTAGATTATCTACCCTAGAGTTAATTTCAGTTTGCCTTTCGATTGCTTGATCAAGTTGTTTTTCTAGGGCTCTTCTTGTTGATGAAGATGTTGTAGTTAGTACATTACCTAATGTGTCAGTATACTGTATTACATTGTTAGATAAACCAGACCTCAGGTCACTCACGGCATTATTAATAGAAGTTTTTTCATCGCTGTATACCGCAAGTTGTTCTTTTATGTTATCTCTTTTAGTTTCAATAAGGGCGATTTGAGCATCTACGTTACCTGCTAAGGCTGCGGTTTCTTGATAAGCAGCAGATAAGAAACCATAAATACCCATTGAAGTTATTAAGATCAAAACTAAGCATGCTACTGAAAGATAATATTTTAATAATCGGGGGAGGTTTTTTCTATATTGGTAGAGTAACGATGCTATTACTAGTTTAGCTACTTCAAGTGAAGCAGCCATTACTATAACAGCAAATGCTGCCCCAGCAAACAGCTTGCTTAAACCACTCACAGAGTAGAAAGCAGCTGATGCTGAAACAGAAAGGGCGGATAGGGCTATTATAAAAGGAAATAGCTTATTTTGAATTGTTTTTATCACAGAGTTCAGGTTTATCTTTAAAAGGACACCACCTACAGTTTTTATCTGATGGGTTTCTATTATATTCCTTCATCTGATACGTATCGTCTTTAAAACAATCGTCAATAAATTCATGAAGATGTTTAGATACACGATTCATTGTTGTCTTACCTGATGATGGCTCGTATGTTTGGATACGCGAAGCCATTGCTGGATATTTTGGGTCTTTTGGTACTTTACGTTTTACAATAAAATATTTACAGTCAATTGAATCGACGGGAACATTATATTGTTCGGCGAAATACTTCTTGTAGAGAACCATTTGAGCCATTTTAATTTTGTTTTCTTTATCCCATTTTCCCCAACCTCTGGTAGATGTTTTAATATCCCATATGGTTACCTTTTGTAGGTCTTCATCGTAAAATACTAAATCAAGCTTACCATAAAGCATAATATTAGGATGTTCTTTGTGAGGGGGTGTAAGGATAGGCATTTCAATCCCTAATAATCGAGTTCCCCTTTTAGAGAAATACATTTGGCGTCTTTGTAAAAAGAAATCAATAATGTTTAATCCATCATTTACAAATTCCATAATTTCCTTCTTGGTGGAAAAGTTTTCACCAATTTGTTCCTTATAGTCTTTGTACATTTGCATAAAGCGCTGTTGGAAATCCTCATGGATGTCAAACGCGTCTGCTTGCTTGATTGATTTATTGTACATTAACTCAAAATATTCTTGGAGAGATTCGTGCATTGCCGAACCAAATGCCAAATGAATATTAGGTGGTTGTTTTAGTTTATCAATGTACATTAACTTCCATTTATGGGGACATTCCAACCATAAAGAAAGTTGTGTATAGGAAACCATCCTATATTTTTCGTAATCCATTTTTGGGACTACTGTATTTTGGACGTTTTCAATTATCATTTAAACTTACCTTGTTGTACAATTTGGCCTATAATTCCGTACACGCTTAGGTCCTTAAGGGTATCCTCTATAGGTTCCCCTACTGTATCAGGTTCCCCTAACACAACCAAATTTTTCAAACGTTGGATTTTATCATTTATTCTAAACCATAACCCAGTAAGTGCTAATTTAATATCAGCATTTGTTTCAAGATTAGTTCCTACATTTACATTTGAGGTACCATAATTACGATGTTTTTTACAAAATAAAACATACTGTTCCATCATAATTTTCTTGTATTCCTGGGTTAGCTCCGGATATTTTTCTTCGCACCATTTTACTGCGGCATCGTCTTCTTCACTAAAATTAATCATATTACTGCTCTTCCTTTTTGTTGTTCCCAATCTCTATTAACTCTAACTTTATCGTTAGTTTCTAATGCAGATTTTAGTATTTTTAAATCTATACCTAATCGATCCCCTAAATAAATTAAAGCGTTCATGTCTTTAGGAAAACAATGACCACCAAAACCAAAATCACCATCGGGTCCGGGTACATTCCAATGTGAGTATCCTAATCTTTCATCAAATTTAGCATACTCTATCACTTTATCATAATCAATATTTAATTCATTACATAAATTAAACATTTCATTAGCAAATGAAACTTTAGTAGCTAAAAAACAATTTGTTACATATTTAACCATTTCTGCATGAGTTGAACCGGTTTTAATTATGGGGACTTTAGGAAATGCTTTTTTAAATACTCTAGCTACTTTAGTAGAAGCAGGTCTAGGACCCCCTACTATAATTCTATTTTGGTTTTTAAAATCTTCTATAGAATTTGCTTCAGTTAAAAATTCGGGGTTAAATACTATTTGGATATTATTATATCTTTTATTCCACACTTCAGTTATACCCGGGGGTATAGTTGACTTTATTACTATTGTATTACAAGTGTTAAGATCGTTAATTTCCTTTAAAACTTTCTGAACTGTAAGAGTTGAACAACTACCATTTGGATTCATGGGGGTAGGTAGGCAAATAAATAATATATCACTTTTATTACATATTTCTTCTAAACTAGAACATGATGATTCCTTAGCAATGTCATATGTTTCTACATTAAATTTTGGTTTAAGTCCCTCGTTTACTGCAGTGCCTACAAATCCTTGTCCTACTATTCCTATATTCATTTTTTTAATAATTTTTTAATATCACTTTCTTGTAGCCCAATTTGCTTAAGCATTAATTTAACTTCTTTTTTTTCAAGAATATTTAAATAATCCTCAGCTTGCTTACTAGAACATTCTAAATGTGTACTAACTATAGCAATTAAATGTGGATTAAAAGACTTAGTTTTTTGGCCTTTAATCCATTTATTATATCTAAACTTATCACTTGTCATAGATTGTAAATATTTAAAGGATTCTTTAGGGGTTGGGGTATAGTGTTGTATTTTATTTACTATATCTAAATAATTAGAGTTAAAACTTAATGCTTTATTTATAATAAAGGTATTATAAGCTTTTTGTTCGTCTTCATTTAGACTTTCCCATTTAATACTTTTATTATGTACTAATTTTAGAAAATCAAAGGGTGTCATTAGGCATGAATTCTTCGTTTACATGGCTGCATTTAGTACAAGCAAATACAGGAATAGGAATTAATGCTGGTTGACCTGTGGGAGATAACATAGGAGATAATTTTCTCATCATATTAACCTGAATAAAATGTTCATGGCCACATTCTTCGCAAACTACCGGGGTAGTTTGGCTAAAATCAATATTAAATTGTTGTTGCTGTTGGTTCATCATTTTTGGTAGTAATTTTTCTTAGTGGGCTTTTTAAATCTAAGCTTGTGGAATCTATTATATTTTTTATTAAACCACTTGTACCAATCTTGAAATTGATCGTAGTTTTGTTGTGTTGAATTTACACTCATAACTTTAATAATTTATTTAACATTGCGGCGATACAAATTTCTTTATCTACTACAAACCCATACTCATATTGATATTGAGCTATTACAATTATTGCATCACCTACGTTTGTAGTATATTCTTCAACATTATCATATAAACACCTAAATAGTGATTCAAACTGTGTAGCTCCACTATCAGCTATAATTTGTCTAATATTGTTGATTTTAGTTTTATTTTTCAATCCCTCTACTACTTTGTTTTCGAAGTCAGTGTTTTTAAGGGATTTAGTATCTAGTACTAATTGGTTATCCTTTAAACTACCCTGTAGGGTATTAAGGATTTTTCTAATGTCAGGGTAGTGGGTAAGAATTACCTGGCCTAAATCTTCTTTAGCATATGTAATTTCTTCTTTGTCACAAATGCCTAAAAGATGTTGACCAACTTCTTTTTTAGAAGGTGGGGTAATCCCGAAAGCCATACAACGAGACTGAAGGGGACTAATAATGCGATCAAGATAATTGCAAGTAAGTATGAACCTACAGGATGCGCTGAAGCTTTCCATAACGTTTCGTAAAGTTGCTTGAGCTTGCGCTGTAAGATAGTCTGATTCATCTAATATAACTACTTTTAATCCATTAAAACCAATACTAGAAGCAAATGGGATGATTTTATCTCTAATTGTATCAATACCTCTTTCGTCTGAAGCATTAATATAAAGATGGTCAGCACCCAACTGCCCCACTATTAGTTTGGCCAGCGAGGTTTTTCCTGTCCCCGCTGGCCCAAACAATAGTAAATTTTGTAGTTTACCAGTTTTAAGATATTCTTGAATTTTAAGGCGAATAGTATCATCTCCTACAAACTCATTTAGATCTTGTGGTCTATATTTTTCTACAAATAAATCCATTAGAACATTGGTTGTTCAGTGTTAGTATTTTTATTTTCTGGTTTATCAACAATTATACACTCTGTAGTGAGTAGTGTACCTGCTGCTGATGCTGCATTTTCGATTGCACAACGAGTAACTTTAGTAGGATCAATAATACCTTCACTAAGCATATTTACTTTGTTTTCTGTGGTTAAATTCCAACCTAATTCAAAGTTATCCTTTAATTCAAGTCCTAACCACAAACAATCTTCTTGGTTGTAACCAGCATTTGAAAGGATTTGGTAAAATGGTTTACGAGCTGCTTTACGAACAATTTCATAACCAATTTCTTGGGTTTTATTAAGAGTATCATTTTTAACATCATACGAAGCATAAAGTAAAGCATGCCCCCCTCCAGGTAAAATACCTTCTTCAATTGCTGCTTTTACAGCATGTACAGCATCATCAACTCGATCTTTACGTTCTTTCATTTCTGTTTCAGTATGACCACCAACGTTAATTACTGCTACACCACCTGCTAATTTACCAAGGCGTTGTTGTAATTGTTCACGAGCATAATTACTTTCAGCTTTATCTATTTGATTTTTAATATCATCAAGGCGCGCTTCAATAGCTTCTTCACTACCAGCACCATCAACAATAGTTGTGTCTTCTTTACTAATAGTAACACCACGAGCGTTTCCAAGCATATCAAAAGTAACTTTATCAAGCTTCATACCTTTTTGCTTTGAGATAACAATACCACCAGTAAGGGCAGCCATATCTTCAAGAACCATTGTACGACGCTCCCCAAAGTCAGGTGCTTTAACAGCAGCACACTTTAAAATACCTCTCATTTTGTTAACAATCATCGCAGCAAGTGCTTCACCGTCAATGTCTTCAGCAACAATTAAAAGTGATTTATTTTGTTGACTAACACCTTCAAGTACAGGCAATAATTCTTTTACAGCACCAATTTTACCATCATATATTAAAATGTAAGGTTCGTCAAGTTGACAAGTCATTGAACCATTGTCTGTAACAAAATAAGGAGATTTGTAACCACGGTCAAACTGCATACCTTCAACTACTTCAAGTGTAGTTTCGTGGGTTTTACTTTCTTCAACTGTAATGACACCTTCACGCCCAGCTTTATCAAATGCAGCTGCAATCAAAGTGCCGATTTCAGTATCGTTATTTGCTGAGATAGTTGCAACTTGTTTAAGTTGATCTTCATTAGAAATTTCTTGAGATTTATCCTTAAGCATTGTTGTAATATCAGTTACAGCTTTATCGATACCTCGCTTAATATCAATAGCATTATTGGAACGGTTACTAACGGCATCAAGGGCTTGATTATAAATTTCTCTAGCTAACACGGTAGCAGTTGTTGTACCATCACCTGCCTGTTCACCTGTCTTAATTGCTGCTTGTCTAACAACTTGTGCTCCTGTGTTTTCAATAGCATCTTCAAGATTAACTTCTTTAGCCACAGAAACTCCATCTTTAGTAGAATGGGGGGTACCCACTGTATTTCCGAGGATTACATTACGACCATAGGGGCCTAATGTACTTGCAACTGCATCTGTCAGTTGGTTAACTCCGTTTTGGATTTTACTTCTTCCGTCTTCTCCAAATTTAATAATTTTACTCATATTTTATTGATTTACAACTCCTAAAATTTCTGATTCTGAGGTGAGTACATATTCTTCACCTTCAATTTCTACGGTATTTGCCCCGTATTTAGGCATAATAACTTTTTGTCCTACTTCTACTCGCACAGGAATTAGATTACCATTGTTATCATAACGACCTGGACCTACGGCAAGTACATTACCAAAGTCAGGACGATCCTTGCCCATATCAGGAACAACAATGTTCCCGTAGGTTGATTCTTCGGCTTCAATCGGTTGGATCAACACGCGATCAGCCAACGGTGTAATTGGGATATTCTCCATTTTTTATTGATTTTGATTTCTTACAAGATAATAATTAGTCTCCAGGTCTCCAAATTTAAATGCAAAAGTCATTAATCCTTTTGGATTTACTTTCATCCAACCTTCTTCGAAACGTTTATTGTGTTTAAATATTTCTTTTACTAAGTCTGCGTTAAAAGGGATATTATCTAATTCTGCTTCAGAACTGCCATCTTCTATACGGGCCGCAAATGATACTGAATTAGATGTGCTGTTTCCAATAGTGAATTTAATTTCGGGTGAAGTAAATCCATCTTGGGTAGAAACATAAAATACCTCTTCGCCTACTGCATCTTTAGATTTAATAAAACGTGTAGTAAATTCTTCGTCTAACTCCACTTCTATATCACCTTCTGTTTTATTAATGTTAGGTACATTTGGGATTACTTGGGGATCTGCTAAGTTAAATTTAACGTCCATAGCAGTGTCACCTATATTAAATCTGGCTGGTGTACCTCCTTCTTTTGCTACCTCAAACATAACCTCGTTTTCAAGGATTCCTAGCATTTTACTTAGGGTAGAAGTACTATAAATCCCAAATTCACCTATAGGGAATTTAAAGTTTTTAGATACTACGCTACCTACCAGGTTTTGGGAATCGTTTATAAAATCTGCTTTAAGGGATTCTTTATCTGAAACCCATTTAACACGTTCAATAGTACCACCTAAGTGATATTTTGAAATAAATTGGTCTATAATTCTTTTATCTGTCATTAGAATGAGAAAAAATTGTTTACATGTGTGTTGAGGGTTAAACTCCCCCAACTTAAATCTTTATAGAAGGTTTCTAACTTATTTTTTAAGATAGAATCGAATGCTTTATCTCTATCTATATAAGTTTCTACGAATGTACGAATACCTTCTGGGAAATCAAAGTCTAAGAAACCCATTGTGTCAATCTTGTATGGATTATCTTTTAAATATACCCATTTGATTTTATCTCCCTGTACAATTTGAGAATGTTTTTTATCTAATCCTTTGAATTTAAGGAAATCATTGTAGCGTACAGCGGCTTTAACATTAACTGGGGTTCCTGTTTTTAATACTGTGAATATATTTCCAGCGCCCGGGGGACGTTCAACATATTTCTTAATGTCTTTAACTCCTGTAGGTTTGCCTAGCATTTCGAGTGGTAATTCGTCTAGGCTATTTTTAAATTCAAGGATTTCTTGGTCAATTGCATTTCTAGTAGCTCCAAATAGGATTTTATGGAGTATACCGTTGAAAAACTTCTTAAATAGTGGGGGGAAATTAGATTTCATGAAATCAAGACCTTTAACGTCAATATCTTCGACTTCCATACCCTCTTTTTTAGTAATATATTGAGCATACCTTCTTTTACCAGAGAAAAAGCCAGAACGAATAGTACATTCGGTTTTCATTTCAAGGCGATGGAGGTCTACGTTAAAAGCATCTCTAGCTAGGGTATCATAGTATTCAGTGATTAAATCCTGGTACTGGAGTGCCATTTTTTCAAGTATATCGTCTTTTCCCTTTTCATCCATTTCGTCAAAATTAGGATAAAGGTGCCTAAGTAATGGTTCGGCGTGGAAATAATTTGAATCAGTGTCTACGTAAGTACAGAAATTTTTATCGCCTTTTTTACAAATCCACCATGGTACTTCTTCTCTATCAGACATATCGTTGACCTATTTTTTTAATTGCTTGTTGGGCTTCATTTAATGTACAACTAAAGAATTCACGATCACTATTTACTCGGTATTCTTTTAATTCTTGGTGTACTTCATACTCCATCCCTTCCCCATCGTGGCATTTTGCGGCGAATGCTACTCTAAAGGGGGTTGCTACTCCTGTTGATTTTGAAAGCTGGGTAGCTCGTTCTTCTGGCTTTTTACCTGTATAACCTATTTTTAATATACCAGGCATAGTGTCGTTTTCTAAGACATAAACATAGTATCTGCCTTCGCCTTTATATTCGCTGACTTTTCTTCTATTAGTGTAGTAAGTTACATTGTCCCACGGTGGGTCTTCTGGATCAGGGGTAAGGGTAAACCCTATTAATGGAGCTCCTAATTTATCTTCTTCTTGGGAATAATATTGTGATGCTTCTTCTAAAGTTAACTTTTTTAAATTCATAACGTTATCTCCCCTCTTAAAACTTTATTCATATGTGTGTTTGCAAATAATGCTGATTCTTGGATAATACGTTGACCTGTAAGTGTAATACCCTCAGATAAAATAACACTACCATATCTAAAACTAGGCAAAGCCGTTGCACCGTAAAGTGAATTCAGCAAGATCTTCATAGTATACTGTTTAAGGTGATTTAGTTCGCCTTCTTTTTTATTGCCGCTTTTATAAGCTTTTTTCATAGCTTTCTTATACATTACCCTTTCGTCAAACCATTTATCCAGAATAACATTTAGAGTAGATGGTTTATCAGTTCTAAACATAACCCCATTAGCGGATACTGCTAAATTATGGGTTTTAATTTTATTGACTATGTCTTTAACGAGCATATTCTGTTGATTACGTGCGGTATTTTCAAGTGGGAGGGTTGCTTCGGGGTCTTGGGCGACCATAGCTTCTAAATCGTTTAAACCCAACCTATTATTTCTATCGTTATATAAATCTAATACCCTACCAACGTATGTTTCTTTACCAATGTTAAGAGACATGATAATTGAAGGGTATAGTGACGTAAGGTCTTCGTCAAACATATAGTTGTAGATGCCTGTTTTAGGGCAAAATAAATAACCACCGGCGTAATTTTTCTTGGTAAGGGGATCTAAATCCTTATTTGGTGGTATAATATTTTCAGATAGTAACCAACTTGAGATAGCACCATCTTGGATTTTAGAAGATAAATATACTTCCTCATATAATACCTTCCCTTTATGGGCAAGGTTTTTAGTTAGATTAATATATTGGAATTTTTCATCAAGTTTTTTAAGGATTAAAACGTCAACAAAGTTATATTCAATAAATTTTTCTTTATCTTCTGCAAATAACCTATCAAGTGAACCCTCATATTCAATCTTTTTCTGGTCTACATATTTCTCACCTAAGGCATCTAGTTTAAATGATGGTTCATCTTTAAAACTATACTTTTTATGCAAACGCATATA